GGGTTGAAAGTGATTGAGGGACAACATTTTAGCACAGACGGTCGCAGCATATCCAATCCAAACCGGATTTGCAAGAAATTATGGGGAAGATTCGGAAATGTTAAATGAGAAGGTCGGCGGTTGGCGGTCGGCGGTCGGCGGTGGCGGTGGCGGTGGCGGTGGCCGGCAGCATCCTTGCAGTTTAAGGCGGGTTGGGCCGCCGAGCAGAACTTTCTGGATCTCCTGCTTTTTGCAGCAGAACTTTCTGATCCTGATGCTTTTTCCAGCAGACCAAGCGGCAAATCGCAGGATTTCCAGCAGACTGGCCTTCCCGGTTGATTTCCAGCCGGCAGGTCATGCGGATGGGGTCTGTGCTTTTAGGACCGCATCAGAAATTCGCCGAGGGGATCGCCTTGGGGCTTAACGCCACCGACGCCTACGTGGCCGCCTACCCGGCATCCACCCGGGTGGCGGCCTCACCTAATGCTGCCCGGCTGATAAGAAATGATAAAATCCTCGAGGAGGTGGAGCGGCTGCGGATGAAGGCGGAAGAGGCGGCCGGCGGGGTGGTCCTGACGCTGGTGGAGAAGCGCACGATCCTTGCCCAGATCGCCCGGGGTGGGGAGCGGGATGGGGACCGGATCAATGCGATCAAGGCGGACAATGACCTCGGGGGGGATGGGGCGGATGCTACGCTGGCCATCCGCATCGTGAAGGCGTGGGACTGAGCCTATGATTGACCTGCCCCATCGATTCTCGCCCCGCGGCTACCAGAAGGGGATCATGCGGGCCATCTGCCAGGAGGGCATCAAGCGGGGCATCTGTGTGTGGCACCGCCGGGCTGGGAAGGACAAGACCTTCCTCAACATCATGGCCATCATGGCCGCCCAGAAGATGGGCAACTACGCGTACTTCTTTCCGACCGCGGTGCTGGGGAGGAAGGCGCTGTGGGACAACATCGACGCCAACAGTGGGATGCGGGTGATCGATCACCTGCCGCCGGAGATCGTGGCGAAGACGAACGAGCAGCAGATGAAGATCACGCTGGTCAACGGATCCACCATCCAGATCCTCGGCACGGAGACGCTGGACGTGGTGGGGGGCAATCCCATTGGGGTGATCTTCAGCGAGAGCGCCCAGCACAACCCCATGGCGTGGGACTACATCCGGCCGATTCTCAGGGAGAATGGTGGGTGGTGCATCTTCAACGGGACGCCCCGCGGGAAGAACTGGCTGCACGATTTGCTGACGAAGAACCGGGAGAACCCACAGTGGTACACCGAGGTGCTGTCGGTGGCGGACACGGGGGCGCTGACGCCGGAGGATATCGAGGAGGAGCGGCGGTCCGGCATGCGGGAGGAGATGATCCGGCAGGAGTATTTCTGCGACTTCAGCGTGGGCCTGATAGGGGCCATCTATGCGGACCTGATCGACCGGGCCCGGGCAGAGCGCCGGCTGACCAATGACGTTCTGTGGGAGCGTGGGGCACTGGTATGGACGGCTTGGGATCTGGGAGCGCCGGAGAACACGTCCATCTGGTATTTTCAGGAGATCATGGGGGAGATCCGTCTGATCGACTTCGACAGTGGGTTGAACCTCGGGACGGCGGAGCGGGTGGCGCACATGATCGCCAAGGGCTACAGCTACGGCGGTCACCTGCTGCCTCACGATGCGGAGGCGAAGCAGAAGAACAGCCTGTCCTTCCTCGAGGAGCTCACGGCGGCCGGCCTCGGCAATGTGCGGGTGGTGCCGCGGACGCACAACATCTGGCATGGCATCACCCGGATGAGGGAGGTGCTGCCACGGTGCCGGTTCGACGCCACCAAGTGTGCCCCGGGCATCGCGGCCCTCGAGCACTACCACCGGCGGGAGGGGAAAGGGTATGTCACCAACGACCCGGTGCATGACTGGAGTAGTCACCCGGCGGATGCTTTCAGATACATCGGCGAGGGGATGCTGCACGGCATGGTGGGCCGGGCTGGACTGTCGGCGAACCAAGGACCGCCCCAAGTGAAGCTGGCGGGGAGTTGGCGATGAGCCCAGCCCATCGAGCGGCGGCGGTGCCCAGCCATGCCGGGTTCACGGCGGATCTGGCGGCCCACCTGCTGCCGGGCGGAGTGGTGGTGTCCACGCCGGAGTTCTTCGTGATGGCGCGGCCGGTGCGGCGGGATGCGGCGGACGATGATTTGCTGAACGCCTGCCACCGCTGGGAGGATCCTGATGCGTGGATGGTATGGCTGGCAGCCGGAGACTTGAGAGCGGCCATGGCGATGCTGTGGCCATTGTTTGGTGCAGGTAAATCTTGGCTTGCATTTCAGACCAGAGGTCAACCGCTGTGGGTGCGGGCCGTTCTGGTCCGTACCCTCTATGGCAAAAGGCAAACCCAACAACGCGAAGGCCGCATCTCAGCAGCGGGCCAGTATGCGGCAGGCCAAGCTGGACAACAAGAAGCTGCTCAAGAACATGAAGCAGCAGGAGAAGGCGATGATGAGCATGAGCCTGCCGGAGATGACGCCCACCGCGGCGGCCCCGACCACCAGCCTGGCTGACGTGGAAGCGGCCGGCAACGAGGTCCGGGTGGCCAACCGCCGGAAGAAGGGCCTCGCCCAGACACTCCTCGCCGGAGTCGGCGGACCCGCCGGAGCGAAGTCCATGGCGGCCGGAATGATGTCGATGGCCGCCACTAACGCGTATTGATTTTCAGTTATGTCAGGCGTCAACCCCCAGTATCAAATCCTCGAGCGGGACAAGGGCCGCAACATGCAGTCCGCTTGGTCTACCCATTGGGCGGACGTGGCCCGGTTTACGTGCAGTGGCCGTAAGGACTCGCTGAAATATCAGACGCCGGCCGTCAACAATGGGGTGCCATTGCAGCCCGAGCGGCACAACGACACGGCGGTGCATGGGCTGGAGGTTTTCAGCGGCGGGTTGAAGGCGTGGGTCTGCCCGGGGGCCGGCAGTGGGTGGTGGCAGTGGACGCCGCATGCCTCGCTCAAGGGCAACAACGAGGTGGCGGACTGGCTGGCCGACTGTGCCCAGCGGGCGGATGGGGTGATGGAGAACGCCGGATTCTACGATTCCGCCCACAGTGTCTTCGAGGATCTGGGCATGATCGGCATCGGCTGCATGTTCATCGACGAGGGGGATGACAAGCCGCTCAGCTGCGTGCCGCTCTCGGCCAACGAGTTCGTGTTCACGGTCGACTTTGAGAAGCGGCCCAACAGCGCCCGGGTGACCTATAACAAGACGGCGGAGGAGTGGGAGACCAAGTTCCGCGACATGCCCGGCGCGGTGATGCCGGAGACCCTGCTGGCTGACCTGCGGGCCAAGAAGACGGATGCCGTGCATGAGATCATCCACGCGGTCTATGAGCGGAACTACGGTGACCGGCAGGAGGCGCAGGAGTATGAGCGCAACCCGCTGAAGATGCAGTGGGCCAGCTGCTGGATCCATGTGGCCAGCAAGACGGTGGTGCAGGAGTCCGGCTATGATGAGTTCCCGTTCATCATCCCGCGGTGGCGCATCATGACCGGCACCCCGGGCCTGTATGGGCTGAGCCCGGGCATGGATGCGCTGGCCAGTTCCCGCGGGGTGAACCTGATGGACATGATGATGGCCACGCAGGTGGAGGTGGCGCTGAATCCGCGGATCCTCGCCCCGCCCGGCACCGGCACCATTGACCTGTCGCCCGGCGGCATCACTCAGCGGCTGCCCGGCAGTGAGCCCCCCAGCGAGTGGCTGTCGGATGGGACGAGGGGTGGGATCCAAAATGGGGAGAATTTTATTATCAGGAAGGAGGTCCAGATCATGAAGGCCTTCCATGCGGATCTCTTCGAGCAGCTGGCACCGATTGCCCAGAAGAGGGAGATGACGAATGGGCTGGTGGAGGCCTTGCAACGGGAGAGCCTGTCCCGCATCTCACCGGCCATGGGCCGTCTCAGCCGGGAGTTTGTGGAGCCGGCGATGATCCGCATCTTCATGATTCTGTACCGGGCCGGCATCTTCGCCCCGCCACCGGACGCCGCGTTCTACTACAACGCGGCCGGTGACAAGTACCTGATCTTCCCCCGGGTGGCACAGACGAGCCGGATGGCACAGGCCCTCAATAGCCGGAAGGTGTGGGCCTACCGCTCCGCCGTGGAGCGGGTGCTGACGCTGGCCCCGCTGATGCCGGAGGTGATGGATATCTACAACTGGGACGCGATGCACCGGGATCTGGACCGCGGCGATGGAATGCCGACCGAGTGGCACCTGACCGAGGACGAGGTGTCAGACCTGCGGCAGGCGAGGGCCGAGGCCCAGCAGCAGCAACAGCAGCAGCAGATGGCGCTCGAGATGGCGACCAAGCAACCCGAACTGGCCATGCAGGCGGCGGGGATGGCACAGGCCGCATGACTTTATGAAGAGCATTGAACAACTGATAGCGGAGTCGGCGGATCCACAGCAGGTATGGGACGACTGTATGACGGTACTCGACCATCCCGCGGGGCAGCGTTTGCTGCGCTTTTACTTGGGTATCCTGCCTGTCTTCAGTTCTCCCCTCGGCGCTACGGTGGAGGAGACGCACGTCAATATCGGCCGGTGCGAACTGTTTATGTCCATGTTCCGGCGCTCACAGCAGCGCATCACGGCGAGCGACATGGCCCCCGAATGATTTATGTCAAAACCAACACCAAAACCAACCACCCCCGCCTGGGATAACGCGGTGGGTGAACCTGAGCCGGCCGCCGCTGCCGTGGATCCAATCAAGCCACCTTGCCCAGAGACCCATCCTGAGCTTGGCGACCTCACCCCGGCCTACGTGGGCTGGTTCAAGGACAACCATGAGGCGGACGAATACATCAGGAAGTACGCCGGCCGGATGGAGATCGCCGAGAGACAGCGGGGAGGTGTCGTATGAGCGAGGAGGCAACCCTCGAACCTGCCGTGGTCACGCATGATGCCACCCCGGCCACCCCGGCCGCTGCGGATCCTTGGTCAGACTACCTGAGCAAACACGCGGAGCCGACCAAGCTGGAGCCCTACCGCAACGCGAAGAACAGCCTCGAGGCCTTTGAACTGGCCCAGTCCCGCCTGACCGAGGCCCAGACGGCGCTGCGTACCCGCCAACCCGGCCTGCCGGGCAAGCCTGCGGCTGATGCCCCCCCGGCGGTGGTGGCGGCATGGCGCACCGCGCACGGCCTGCCGGAGACGCCGGAGGGCTACGGCCTGACCAAGCCGGAAGGTGTGGCGGACGAGCTCTATGATGCCGACGAGG